CTTGGTTTTATGGTATTTTATTAGGATAATACTCATTCGTTTTACTAAAAAAATATATACTTATATACAAACAACTAAATTAAAAACAAAAATAGATTATGGAAAAAATTAGTTTAAAGTTACATGAAATCCTTACATTAGAAGCGGAACTTAATGGTGCAAAAAACCAACAAACAGGTGAAGTTACTCTTAAAGGATTGGCTAATCAAAAATTAGGTATCGTTACTAAATACCACATCAACGAACTTTCTAAAAAAGTACAAACTGAAAAAGAAAGTATTGACAAGTTGAGAGAAGAATTAATTAAGAAATTAGGTACAGAAGAAGATGGACAAATATTCATCAAAATGTACGATGAAGTAAAAGATGAAGAAGGAAATGTAGTTTCCCGTTCATTGACAGCAAACTTCATAGAGTTTAATACGGAGTACGACAAATTATTAAATGAGGAGAAAGAATTGGAATATCGTCCATTTGAATTATCAGAATTAGCATCAGTTGAAACAGAAGAGAATTATGATATTTTCTTCAAATTGATTAAAGCTCCTACGGAATAATCATTAAGGTATTACCAATTTATTTTTTTAGTTAAAAGTTCATTACATATTTAAATGTTTTGAACTTTTAATTTATATTTATAGTAGAAATTTAAAAACTAATAAAGAAATGGTGTTTTCACTAGAGAAAATGACCTTTCGTTCTTACAACAAGGTGTAGCAGAAATCGGAGCGGCTTTTATCGGCCCATTCAAAGAAGGACCGGTTGTACCAACTATTGTAAATTCACAAGCAGATTTTGAAACTCTTTTTGGTATCGTAGATGACACATACTACACACCATTAGCAGTACAATCATATTTAAGAGAAGCAGGAACTGCTACAATTGCAAGAATTGCAGGTGTTGGTGGTTATGTTGAAACAGCTCCTTTGTTGTTAACAGCAACTTCAGGTTCTACAACAGCATCTTTAGGTATATTATTCAACGCTGTATCAGCTTCTAACGCTGGTTTCGCTGGAACAACTGTAACATCAGGTTCAAATGGTGAATTCTTAATTTCAGGTTCAAATGCAGGTTTAATATCAGCATCTTTGGATTCAACTGATGTTAATGATATCGAAGCAGTATTTGGAGCATCTACAATGGGTTCTAAAAAACCTTATGTATATGGTTTCTTCAAAAACGCTGATATGACATTTGATTCTAATTTTTCAGCATCAGTAACTGTGTTGGGAAATCAATCATTCTTATTTGATGCACAAGAGGCAGTAACTCCAATGATTCAATCACAATTGATTAGTGGTGAGAGATTCCCATTATTCCAATTTGAAACATTAGGTGTTGGTAACTCAGCAAATACAAAAGTTAAAGTTGGTATTACAAATATTAAATCAGCAGGTTCTGTAAATGGTACTGATTATGGTACATTCACAGTAGTTGTTAGAGATTTCAATGATACAAACAAGAAAAAAGTTGTATTAGAAACATTCTCTAATGTAAACTTAGACCCTAATTCTCCTAACTACATCGCAAGAGTAATCGGAGATAGAAAAATGTCAATCGATTCAACTGGTAAAATTTCTGAAGCAGGTGATTGGGTAAATAACTCAAAATATGTTAGAATTGCAAACTTAAACGAAGGAGCACCTATTCAGGCAGTACCTTTCGCACATGCAGCTTATACATTACCTATTTCAGCATCTACATTAGTAGGTTCAAAAATACCAGCAGCAACATTGATAACTGCATCAGCAACTCAATATGGTGGTATCGATTTAGATTTCAATACTGATAACTTATTCTACGCTAAACCAATTCCAACAGGAGCAGGTGTAGGTTCTAACTCTGTATTTGGATTAGATGCAGCAAATGGTGGTACATTAGCAGTAGGTTCAACGGCAGCACAATTCGTTGTAGCATTCCAAGAAGGTTTTGATGGTATGAATCCAGCAACTCCAATCTACAAAGGAGCTGATATTACCGCTGGTAACTCACAAGGTTTCAACTTAGCAACTTCAACAGCAAGTGGTTCAGTAGCATATAGTAAAGCAATTGCGGCATTATCAAACGCAGATGAATTTGATATCAATATGGTTGTAACTCCAGGTGTTATCAGAAGATTACACACAGCAGTAGCAACTGATGTTTTAGATATGGTTGAGCAAAGAAATGATTGTTTCTATATTATGGATACAAACGCATTTAGTGATTCAATCGCACAAGCAAACACACAAGCACAAGCTATTGATTCAAATATGGCAGCAACTTACTACCCTTGGGTTAAGACAGTTGATGTTAACACAAACAAATTAATTGCAGTTCCACCATCAGTATTATTACCAGGTGTATTTGCAGCTAACGATAGAGTTGCGGCTGAGTGGTTCGCACCGGCAGGTTTGAATAGAGGTGGTTTATTAGGAGCAGTAAGTGTTCAAAATAGATTAACTCAATCAGAGAAAGATTCTTTATACGAAAACAAAGTAAACCCAATCGTACAATTTCCTGGACAAGGTATTGTAGTATTCGGACAGAAAACATTACAAGATAAGCCTTCAGCATTAGATAGAATCAATGTAAGAAGATTATTATTGACTGTTAGAAAGTATATCGCATCTACTTCTCGTTACTTAGTGTTCGAACAAAACACAGCAACAACAAGAAATAGATTCTTAAACATCGTTAATCCTTATTTAGAATCAATCCAACAAAGACAAGGTTTGTACGCATTCCGTGTTGTAATGGATGATACTAATAATACTCCTGATGTAATCGATAGAAACATTATGAAAGGTTCTATCTACTTACAACCAACTAAGACAGCTGAATTCATTCAAATTGATTTCAACATCTTACCAACTGGAGCAGCTTTTAACGGATAATTTAGAAATTAGATATTTATAATAGAAACAATTAAATAGACAAAAAGATGCCAGAAGTATTAGAGTTTGACAAAATGTTTTATACGAATTTCGAACCAAAGTTGGGTAACCGCTTTATTATGGAAATTGATGGTATAGAATCATATATAATTAAAACCGCAGCAAGACCAACTTTCACTTCAGAGATAGTTGAGTTAGACCATATAAATGTAAAGAGAAAGATTAAAGGAAAATCCAATTGGGATGATTTAGAAATCACTCTTTATGACCCAATCGTTCCATCAGGCGCTCAGCAAGTGATGGAGTGGGTAAGACAATCACACGAATCTATCACAGGTAGAGATGGATACGCAGCTTTCTATAAGAAAGATGTTACATTCTACTTATTAGGACCAGTGGGTGATAAAGTTGAACAATGGACTCTTAAAGGAGCATTCATTTCTTCAGCAAACTTTGGTGAATTGGATTGGGCTTCAAATGACCCACTTTCAATATCTTTAACTCTAACATTTGACTACGCAATTTTAGAATACTAATCTCTAATTGTAAACTTTAAAAATAAAAAGGGGTGTAGAAATACATCCCTTTTTTTATGTCTTATTTAGAATGATTCCAAATTTCAAAAATATTTAACAAAAGACTTGACTTTTGTTGTAAAATGTGTTACCTTTACTATGTAATAAAACGATAAAGATATGAATACTCTCCGATTTAACCGCCACGAATTGTTCTCCGAAAAAATGATGGATTTTCACTCTACTACTCTCCGACTGGTAGAAGATTACCACATAGCTAGAAATGAAAGTTGGTATACCCCACTATACAATATGTTGTGTGGAGTATGGGATGGTTACCTTTACACAGAAATGTTGGAAACGGCTAAACAAATGGGATTACCTACCCACATCACTAACCGAATTGAATTTACTGAATCGTATATTAAACTTTAAAATATAAAAATATGAATGGTATTGACATTAAAACATTAAAAGAAATTGAAGCTGAGTTTGGTAGTTTTGATATCAAACAAGTATGGGGTGGTACAAACGATATGTATCTTAGATTTGGATATTGGAGACGAGTTAATATCGGTAAACTTCAGGAGTTAATTGGAGCCGGTATCAGAGTTGTTGAAGATGATATCGATGATGATGATTGTGGGACCCTATATTCCTATAAATTAAAATAAACTTTAAAATATAAAATTATGACTAACGAAGAAATTGTTGCGATGAGTTTAGTTGAGTATGTTGATTTCTTAATCGCTATGGCTGAGTTCAACGGCCATAATGACCCTCATAAGGTCAATTGGGATTACACATATTGGCATGGTGTGATTAGTGAAACTCGCTACAATGAGGCAACTCTGGCGTTAGATTTTAGAGGTATTCATTCTTGGAAATCTAATTATTAAAATATAAATTTTCGTAGTGTTTAGGAAAAAGGAGGACAGAAATGTTCTCCTTTTTTTATTTATATATATTTATATACAAACATTAAGTTATTATGGAAGAAAAATTAGAACAACAAGTTACAAGAGGATTGGGTTCTCAAACTACACAAAAAAGTTATCCATTCCCAACAGAGGTTATCAGTTTACCATCAAAAGGTTTATGTTATCCAGAATCATCTCCACTTGCTAAAGGAGAAATCACAATCAAATTGATGACTGCAAAAGAAGAAGATATCTTAACTTCATCAAATTTAATCAAAAAAGGTATTCACTTAGATAAATTGTTAGAATCAGTTGTAGTTGAACATGGTGTTAACATTGGAGATTTATTAATTGGTGATAAAAACGCTATTTTAATATCATCTAGAATATTGGCATTTGGACCTGAATATGGTGTAACAATAGCAGACCCAGAAAGTGGTGACCCGGTTGATGTTAATGTTGATTTATCTAAAATAAAGATAAAAGAAATAGATGAGAGTATTTTAAATAGAAAAAATGAGTATGATTTCACTTTGCCTGTTTCAAAAACTCCAATTAAATTTAAATTACTTAACCATAATGATGAGATGCTAATCAACAAAGATATTGAAGCATCTGAAAAAACATTAAAGCAGGGTAATGAAATTACTGCAAGATATAGAAGAATCATAATTGAAGTTGACGGAAATAGAGATTTGGGTTATATCAGTAATTTTGTATCAAATAGATTATTAGCAGGTGATTCTAAAGCATTGAGAAAACATATGGGCTCTATTACGCCAGATTTGGATTTAACATTTGAATATGAATCTCCATTGACCGGTGAGAAGGAGGCTCTCCGAATCCCATTTGGGGTTGACTTTTTTTATCCTGCCGATTAATTACTCTGTAGTACTACATCAGAAGATTTTCCAAATGATTTATTTTGCCAATGGTGGATTCACATGGCATGATTTATACTATATGCCTATTAAATTAAGAGATTTCTATTGGAGAGAACTACTTAAAGCAAAGGAAGAGGAAAACGAAACTATTGAGGCTTCAAAATCAAAAGCAAATAATTCTTCTAAAACTAGAAGAAGATGATATTTATAATAGTATTATAATATAAAAAAGCATGTCTAAAAGAATATTAGTAAAAGAAGCTGGTTTAATGGATTTTTTTAAGAGTTTTTTCCAAGCTAAAGCCGATGGAAACGAATCTGAGTGGCTACAAAGATTGAGAAAAGCTGACCCGGACTTAGCTGATGTTTGGAAAGATTACGATGATAAGTTATCTGCTAATATGAGATTGCAACAACAAACTTTGAAGAAATACGGATTGGACACTTCAAAAGTGGATAGCATGATTAAAAAATATGGATTAAAGAATGTTTAATTCATAAATCTATAATTTTAAAATATTTGAAAAATCTGGACAAAAGCTAACCGATATCCAAAAGAAGGAATTGGAATATGCTAAGCAAGATATAAAATTACAAGAAGATAAAGAAAAAGCTTTAAAAACCGAACAAAAGCTACTTTCTAAATTATACGAAACTGAGACTAAAAGAAAGAAGTTATTAAAAGATTCTATTACCGATGTAGATGAATTCGCATCATCACTACGAAGTTTAGGGGTTCAAGTAGGTAAGGATAATAAATTATTCGAAGCTATGAATAGCCATGTTGATTCTGTGGCTACTACATTAAATAGTGTAGGTCAAATAGTTGCGGAATTAGGAGATGAACAACAAAACTTACAAAAGCAAGTAATTGGAGCATCTGAAGCATATAAAAATTTAAACACAAATATAACTGTTGCAGGTAAAAAATTAATGCAACAAAAGATGACTCAATCGGAATATAATCAATTGATAAAAGATTCCTATGAAAATTTCGATGAGGTAATATCTAAAATTGACCAATCTACTGAAGCTGGTAAAGATTTATTTAAAATAATGACTGCATCTAAAAAAGAGATGGAGTCTTTTTACAAAGCAGCTCAAAAAAGTGAAAACGCAATACAAGGATTAAATACGGGATTAGACCAGATTTCATCATCAGGTGTTCCTGGTGTATCCGAATTATCTAATGTAATAAAAAGTGCAGCCGAAGGTGGTAAGGGATTAGGACTATCTATATTCGCATTAGGTGCCGCTTTAGGTGCTTTGGCATACAATTTAGGATTTGTTGGTGATAAGGTTGGCGATATTGCTGGTTTTGATGCTGAAATAGCTAAAACAACCGGTGCAATTGATGTATTAGAAAAGAAATTAGCAGCTGGTGCATTTGGTGGCAGAAATTTTGTTGTAGAAAAGGCTATGGCTCAATTCTCCGCATCAATGAGGCAAGCGGCCGCTTCTTTTCAAGCGGCTTCTAAAACTGCCTTATTTGGTAATGCAATTGGTGGAGTTGGATATGGGGCGGCTCAATTACAAATGGCTGGAATAGGTGCTGATAAAGAAAGTATAGCTTCAATCAATGAAGCATTTATGAGGATGGATGGTATGAGTGAAACTACTGCTCTTAATATGCAGGAAGGATTACGAAGTATGGCTAAGCAAGCTAATATTAATTTAGGTGGATTGATGACCGAAATGGCAGAATCATCTAAAGATATGTTAAGTTATCAAATTAAATCAGGTTCAGCATTAGCAAAACAAGTAACATTTGCTCGTTCAATGGGTGTAAGTTTTCAGGATATAGCAAAAGCTGGACAAAGTATGGTATTGAACTATAAAGATAGTATCAAATCAGAAATGCAGTTATCAGCTATGTTAGGTAAGAATGTTGACCTTTCTGAAGTAAGAGCTAAGTTTGCAAGTGGAGATACCGATGGAGCATTAAACGCATTAAAAGCACAAGGTTTAGACCCTGCTAAGATGGATATGTTCCAACAACAAATGTTGCAGCAAGCAACCGGTATGGATTTAAACACATTATCTAAGATAAGTAAAAATACAGGTAGAAGTGGAGGAGAATTAAAAGCTGGAGATGCAACAGCTGGAAATAAATCATTTTTAAATAGAACTGTTTCAGCTCAAGCAACATTAGAAGCAACTAATGCAATGATATCATCTGATACAGCTATTAAATTATCTGAGTTGGATACCGCTGAACAAGTACAATTACAAGAAGCTATAAAAAATAATACAGGTGGAATAGCTGATTTAAAAAATACTTTAGCAAAACAAGAAGCATTAAAAGATGCTACAATTGCATTAAAAACTGCTATATACGGATTAATTGCTGGTTTAGCTACATTTGCTGCATATCAAGGAATAAAATCATTGGTTAAACCAAAGGCTGGACCATCATTACCAAAAACATCTGTACCACAACCATCAGGCCCACTTACAAAGAGTGGTGCACCTGATATGAGATTTAAAGCAAATAAATCAGCAGTTGTAGGTGCAGAAAAAGCGGCAGTTAAAGGTGCAGAAAAAGCAGGTGTAAAGGGAATCGCAAAGCTTGGTGCAAAGGGATTAGGTAAAGCAGTACTTAAAAAAATTCCAATAGTAGGAGCATTAGCAGGTTTAGGGTTTGCTTTAAGTAGAGCTGCATCAGGTGATTGGACAGGAGCGGCTATGGAAGTTGCATCGGGTGCAGCTGGTAGTATTCCAGGAATTGGAACAGCCGCTTCAGTTGGTATTGATACCGCATTAGCAGCGAGAGATATGGGGGCATTTGATACGAAACCTGCAGCAACTCCTGCAAAAGCGGCAACTCCAACCTCAACAGCCGCAACAGCCGCAGTTGCAGCAACCGGAGGAACATCCGTAGTTCAAGCTGCAAAAGCATCAGAAAAATGGATGCAAGATAAGTTGACATATATGAGTGGTAATTTGGAAAGAGTAGTTGATAGGACTCATAAAACTATGATGAATACAGCCGCAACAACCAAAGAACTACAAACATTAAATACGAACACAAAGGCTATAATGAACTTAACCAAAACAATCGAAGCATTGACTGTTGCTACATATCAGGGTAAAGGAAATGTTGAAGTAATGATTGATGGTAAGAGAGTAGCATACGCATTTGACAAATACAAAGAAAATACGAGAGGTGGTGACCCAAATTCAAACACTAAACCTTAATAATCCATAAATTTTCTTAAAGGATATTTATAGTAAATAGAATATACTATCAATGCCAACAATCTTAGACTTATTTAAAAAAGCAAATGGTGATAAAGAAGTTACCACTTGGAATGGAGGCCACAAAAACAAAGGTTTGGGTGGTAAAATAACGGATTTTGTCAAAGCAGAAGCTAATCCAAACGGACCAAGAGTATTATTCTATAAAAAATTAGTAACTCCACCATTAATATATGGTACTGATACTCCGAGAATATCTCTTAAAGGTACAGTAGACCCTCCTAGAAGTTTAGCAGTTAGTTCAGCTAAATACATTGGTGATAAAAATGCTACTAAAACTCCACCACTATTAAACTTAGGTTCATTAATGGGTGGTTCAGCAAATAGACCTTCTGATACAATATTTACAAGTGAGACTTCTGCACCTGTTAGTAAAGGCACATTGCCTACCGAAGTGGGAGACCATACAAATTTAAAATATGCAGTTGAAGGTGGTGTTGATTATTTCGTAAGTAAAGTTCCAATGGGGCCTAATGCACTTTCGGGTATATTAAAAGGAGATTTAAATCAAATTGGTACTAAAGCAATTGGAGCTGGAATTAGTGCAGCTAAAAAAGCAATAGGTAAAGCAATAACCAAAACTTTAACTAAAAATAGAAAAAAAAATACAAAGCCTGAAACAAAAGAAGGTAAAGCTGGTAGATTATATGCAGGTGGTATTAAATCTGGTGATGGTGATGTTGCAAAGGGAAATGTAAAAAATTCAGAATACTTTACCACATACACAGCTACTACTAATAAATTTACAAATAGAATTCAACATATAGCTAATAAAGCTGAAAAGAGAGATTCTAATAGCGGATACATAGATTTGGATTCATTTAATCAAAATATATTACAAAATGGTATTATTTTTAATGATAATGAATTAGATGGTAGATTAAATAATTCAAAATTAGGTGCAAGTTTTATCAAAATAAAACCATATGGTACAAATCATACACTATTGTTTCCTGCCGTAATAAGTGGAATTACCGAAGATATAGCACCTGAGTGGAGTAATTTTAAATATATTGGTTCTCCATTTAATGTATATCGTTATCAGGGAGTAGAAAGGAGTTTAAAGTTTGAATTTAAATTATATTATATAGATGATGCATCTAAATTAAGTATGATTTCAAATTTAAATTCATTGAAAGAATTAACATTCCCATATAGCGAAGTATCTCATATAAAATATTCTGGTAAAGATGTAGCATTAGCATTTTCTCCAAATTTAATAGAATTATCAATTAATGGATTATATGAAAAAATATTTGGATTCATTGATAGTTTATCATTCACAGTTGATGATAATACAAGCTGGTCAACAACTGACCCTAATATGGTAGGAACTGGCGATTCTACTCAATTGTATCCAAGTGTAATAAGTGTTTCATTCTCAATGAAGGTAATAGAAAATCCTAAATTAGAAGACCATTTAACAAAAGCTGATACAAAAGTGTATAGGTATAATTTTGATGGGTTAAATGTTAATACAGCAACTGTTAGAGCGGAATCTAAAGAGCTTGAACAAAAAATAAAAGAAATGATTGATGCAAAAATTAGAGAAAATCAACTCAAAGATAACGAACCAATAATTGCACCTGAAATAGCATAATAATGGCAAGTAGATACACATATAGCGAAGTATTAAAAACAAAAGAAACAAATAAGCAGTATTTAGAATCAACTATATATCCAAAAGTGAAAGCTAAAGATACTGATATGTACATTATATCAGAAGCTGGTGATAGATTGGATTTATTGGCACATAAATACTATGGAGACCAAAGCCTTTGGTGGGTTATAGCAACTGCTAATAATATAAATGATGCAACATTTTATGTAGAAGAAGGAATCCAACTTAGAATACCATCTGATATAAATGCAATATTGACCGATTTACAAAAAATAAACAAATAAGTTATGCCATTTCCCTACTTAGCACCATTAAAAGATTGGATAGTAGATGTATTAGAGGATAGAGAAAAAAATCCAAATGATACAAATCTAAAAATGCCTTGGGCAATAATGGCATCTGGTGCATTGGTTGTTAAAACTGATGCAAAAGATGATACTGCTGAGAAAAAGACTCAAAAGTTTAAAGATTTAATATCTGGTACATCACCAGCATCTAATCAATATTATGGATGTATAATTAGAAATGAAATAGATAGAAATTTAAATTATCAAACTAAAGAAACCATAGTTGGTACTGATTTTTTTGGTACACCAATTAAAGTTGAAGGTGAATCAAATCGTAGAATATCCGTTCCTATAATAGAATCGATTGAAATTGATACCGATGGTGCAAATAATACATTAAAAACTGCAACTATAAATGTTAGATGTTTTTCTTTAAAGCAATTTGAAATGTTTGAATTGTTTTTTTGTAAGCCAGGTATGAATGTATTACTTGAATATGGAGATAGTACTTTGGATAGAAAGCAGTATTCTACAAATACAACAAAAAACCCAGAAGCTCAGAAGGCATTTACAAGTACATCTCAAGTAAAAGAACAATTAATTAATAAAACGGATTACAATACATTTGTAGATAAATTTTCTGATTTTTATAGATTCAACACAACATCTCTTAAATTATTTCAAAAGCATATTGAAAAAAGTAGAGGTACATATGATATGGTTGCTGGAAAGGTAACCGATTATTCATTTTCAATAGATGCAGATGGCACATATCCTGTTAGATTAGAAGTATCACAAGGTAATCAAATGTCATTAGCGATTCCAATCAATATTGGTAATAACGAATCTACAATAAAAGTTAATGATAAAAATAAGCCAGATGAGTTTACTCAATGGAAAGAATTATTAATATCAGATTTAAATTTAAATAAGCTCGATATAACAAAAGATAAATGGCAAAATGAATTTTTTAATTGGGGTAAATTAAATGAAACTAAAAAAGATGAAACAGCTTCTTTAGAATCATACATTTCTTTACGATTTATTTTAAAAGTATTGATGAATTATTCGTTGGATAACTCAAAAGGATATGATGAGGCAACATTTAAATTTGATATACCGAAATATAAAGTAGATGGTAATGAAGAAGAATTTATTCCTATCAAAATCCATAAGAATCTAATATCATCATCGGAAGATGTAATATTTCCAAGTAACAAATTAGTTAAATTTGTAGCACCTGTAAAGGGAAGTAAAGAAAGTAATGTTGTATTGATTTCTGATAAAACAGAAAAATCCCCAATAAATGGATATTCAGTTGAAGAGTCTAGAAAAGTTACTATGCCAAAGGCAGATGGTACGGGTGAAATAGAAATAAATCCAATCATAGATAAAAGCGATTTAAGAAACGGAAATGCTTTAAACATATTTATAAAATACAAAGCAATTGTACAAATTTGGAGAGCATCATATACTAGATTAGATTTCATAGATGGTGTATTGAAATTATTAAATACAAATTCATATGGATTATTCAGATTAGTAAGAGGTAGTGTTGTTGAAGTTTCAACCGCAAGTATATTAGATGTAAAAAGTATAAATGGTACAAAAGACCCGGTTGATAAAATTTATAGATTTAAACCTACTACTATAAAATCAATAGTCAGAGATTTTAGTTTTAATTTTGAAATGAGTAATTTAGTAGCTGGTAGAACTGTATTTAATGCACAAAGATTTTTAGTAGAATCATTAAAGAAGTTGCCGGTGCCTGACCCTAAAAAACCAACTGACCCAAATGTAAAAATACCTTTACCAGAAGATGCTTTCAAAAATTTTGATAATTCATTATTTAGTAATGCTGATGGATATTATTCAATTAATAAAATTGATTTAAAGGCATTGGAAAAGAATTGGGAAGATGCAGTTAAAAAAAGAACAACTACTGAACCTGAAAAAGCAGAAGAAAATGAAGCCAAAAGTATAACAGAACTTATTGAAGAAAAATCTATAAAGTTTAAATTTGATAAGAATACTTCAAAAACATTAATTTATACGGATGGTGAATTTATAAAAAAATCAATAACTACTGCGGTTGAAGAACAAAAAAGTAGTTTAACACCAATTGAAATTACTATTACTATTGATGGTATGAGTGGATTTAATTGTGGAGAATATTTTAAAATAGATGGTGTGCCAGAAATTTATAATCAAATTGGAGTATTTCAAATTACAAATACAAAACATTCGGTAGCACCTGATGGGTGGAAAACAACTTTGGAAGCTGGATTTAGAATTAATAAATAAGTACTATGTATACGAATATAGCAAACAACTTAGAAATTTTTACTATACAAATTCCTCAAACAATTGTACCAACTCCAACTAATTCAGATTATTCGGTTGGATTCATTAGAAGATACTTTTGCCAAAGAGCAAATGATGAGAATGGTAATGTTTTTGAAATAAGTGAAGAAACACATACTGAATTAAAAACAAATCCATTTTGGAAAGTGGGTGATGTTAAATGGAGAATAACAGGTCCATTAGATACTGTTTATAAAACCGATGGTGGAATTGATGATATGGGAGTAAGAGCATCAAATAAAGCAGCAATTAGTTTTGCAGTTAAGGATATAAAGAATATCGGTTTGTACTTACCAAACATATTACAATTTTACAAATAATATTTTGTAATCTCATTTTTTTTTATTATCTTTGTACTCTATGAACCTAATAGAGTCAAATACCGATTTACAATTACTCAATCCTAAAGATATCACATTAGTGGTGCCGGTTTGGAGTTCCCCAAAGGGACATGAGTTGATGTTTCCTATTTCGTTTGTATACATACGAACCAAAGATACGGATTTTATTTTAAATTTCCAACACATTGATGCCGGTTCGGTTTCACAATTTCCATTACATAAGATTTGTAACGAAGATACCTTAGTTTTGGGTAATCGCTATATTCAATCAAAAGGATTGGATTATGAGTGGGTTTACTTTGAAGAGTATGGTAAACCATTCATATTCAATGAGTTCGCTGTTGAGGTTTTTAAGGGGCATAGAAGCGACTATATAGAACTGAATGATTGTATCCCTTTGGTGAAATGGTATGAGGTTTTAAAACGAATTCCTGATATACAAAATCGACAGAGTTGGTATCGTACATATTCAGATTCCATAAGAGAGTTAGGGAGGCTGGAGGGGGCTGGGGTGAAAGTCGAAGAAGAAAAATTTATTGATAGTTTTAGCTTCAATCCGGCTTACATTAGGGAGGGATTCGTATACACACAATACAATCCATATACCACAACGGGTAGACCTTCCAATAGACATCTTAATGTAAACTATTCGGCATTGAACAAAGCGGATGGGAGTAGGGAACTATTCGTTAGTAGATGGGATGGAGGTACTCTATTACAATTCGATTACGAGTCTTACCACATTCGTTTGATTGCCAAATTGGTTGGATACGAATTTCCAAAAGGGGTTACCGCTCACCAACACTTAGCGGATTTATATGGGTGTGATTACGAAACGGCAAAGAAGATAACATTTACTTATCTATATGGGGGATTAGATGATAACGCAAGAAGGATTCCGTTCTTTCAAAAGGTGGAAGGATACATTAGGGGATTGTACCAAAAGTTCGTAATCTCCGGTCGTTTGACGACGCCTCTTTATAAGAGGGAAATACATTTCTCAAAAATCGAAGGAGCGACTGAACAAAAGGTATTCAACTATCTTCTTCAGGCTTTAGAAACTGAAGTGAACTATATGAAGATACCAAAAGTGTTAGATTATCTAAGTGATAAAAAATCAAAAATGATACTTTATACTTATGATGCGTTCCTTATAGATACCCATCCTAGCGAAAGGAATGGGATTTTAAATCATTTGCCGACGGTAATGGAAGAGGGTGGATTCCCTGTCCGTGCATATGAAGGAAGTAATTACAAAAATTTAGTAGTAATAGATTAGAAAATTATATTTATATCATATAATTATATAAGAATAAACACGCAAAAGAATAATGATTCCAAATTTCAAAGAAATCTTAGCAGAATTAAGTTA